CGTAGGGCGCGGATAGACGAACATTTCAATGTCAGGGAAGGTGTTGTTGACGAAAATAACCTGCGGGTAGGTCGACGTCACGGTCTTGACCGCGATGCCGTTATACTGCTGCTGGTTAATAAATTTGATGCCGTAGCTGACGCCAGTGCCGGGGTCTTTGAAATACGTACTGTCGTCGAGCAGTACAGGGCGGTTGCCGACAAAGTCGCCGGTCGGCCCAAGCGTGCGCGACAATTGACCGGCAGGCCATGTGAACACTTGGTCCTGTGTTGAAAAGACAGACAGCCGCTCGGTGTTCCAGCTATCAATCATCTGGTTCATAGCGTTCAAAGCGTCTTGCGACGTTTCAGCAGACGGCACTTCGCCTTCTGCCAGAACGCCCAAGAGCCGTAACGAACCGTTGATAAGGTCGGCGGCTGTGGTCATGGATTAGCTTTCCGGTGCGGTGCGGGCGCGCCCGCGACGTTTAATGACGGGCATAGCATTTACCGGTGCGGCTGGGGCTTCTTCAGCTACAGGGGGCGCTGCTGGGGCCGGTGCAGGTGCTTCTTCGGCTACAGGCGCGCTCTTTGGTTCGAAGCGCTCCCAACCAAACATTTCGTCGTGCGCTGCTTCTGCTTCGTCAATGGCGACCTTTGCGCCGTGCACGGGGTGGACAAGATAGATTACAGACATAACACCCTCATAGTTTATGGACGGCCCGAAGGCCGCCCACTTTAAGCGATAAGACCCAAAGCCTGCAAGCGGCTTTCAAGCTGGGCGACGCGGGTCTGAAGGTTAGCAATAACCGACAGGACCGTGTTGCCTTCGTCCTTGGTTACAAAACCATAGGCGCTGGTGTTAATCAGGTCTTGGATTGCGTAATCGGGCGTACCCGGCGCAGTCGACGTGATTGATGTAAGCTGCGTCGTAAGCGCAGCACCCTTGGCCGTGTAGACCGGGTTTTCGATAGTGGCGCCGTTCAGATACTGGTCTTCGTAGGCGACACCGATGGGCTTCGTATTGGGCATTGGAACCTCCAGAAAATCAGACCCCGGCGGCTGGCGCCGGGGCCGTTATACTTACTTGAGGAACGCCGACCAAGTCGCCGTGCCAGTCTTTACGAACTTGTATGTGTACGCACCGAAGCGCGGCACAGTGACAGAGCCGTAAATGGTAATGCCGGTGCCGGCAGTTACCGGGACGGTCGAAGACGAGCCGGTGTTGTTGTTGTTGGTGATGGTCAGGTCAAACGACGAACCGACCTTCGCGCTGGGGATAGCAGCGTCAAGCTGCGCGCCCGTAGCGGTGGTGACGGTCAGCGTCGCGTCGCTGGCCTTCTGGCAAACAACCAGACCAAGCGCCATATCAGCGCCCGACAGGGTAGTGTCGCCAGTGAGAGTGGCGGGAACCGTCTGAACGCCCAGTACGGCTTCAGTAAGATTACCATCGCCGACCTGATAACCGCCGGCTCCATTAGGAAGTGCCATGATAAATTCCTTTCAAAATTGAGGCCCCCGGCGAACCGGGAGCCGTTATGCGGTTAGCCCCAGAGACGGCAAGCCATCTGCGGACGGATAGTGCTGTAGCCGTACAGAACGTCAATACGGCAGGGCATACGGTCGTTGTTGATGTCATACTGACGAACAACGCGAAGCGAGATGCCATTGTGTACAGCACGCGAAGCCATGTCGACGCCCTGCGGAAGCAGAAGGTCGGCAGTGGCGAAGGTGATTGCGTCCTTGTGGTACACGAGGTTCTGCGCGTACTGGCCGCCCGAAGCACCGACAAACACGACTGCCTTGCCATTGCCCGGAAGGGCGTTGACAGTGGCAAGAGCGTGGCCGGCCGAATACATCGGAGCAACCGTGACGTTGCCTTCGCCCGAACCGCCAAGGGTCAGGTTCGAGAGCGCAACGAACTGGAACAGCGAACCAGTGCTTTCGCGGGTTTGCGGGTTCACAGCGTAGCAGTCAGCAACGGTGAATACGTCGCCAGCCTTGATGGTGTCGCCGTTACCAGCGCCAGTGATGGCGATGGTGGTGGCACCTTCGGTGGTGACGGCAGCCGAAGTCGAACCGCCGGTAGCGTCGCGCGTACCGCAGGTGAACTGCTTAATCGACTGCGACATGTTGATTTCTTCGTAACCGAGGACGCCAGTGCCCATCAAGCCGTTCTTGAACTGCTTGCTGATGGTGTCGGTCGGGTTGAAGAGACCTTTCATGCCTTCGACCAGCCCAGCGTTTGCGGCCGGGTTGACGGTGGCGTAACGCGGCGACATGACGGCAGCATTTTCGTTCAGCTTCTGCTGCGCCTGCAACAAAACGAGCGAGGTAGCTGGCGTGGTGCCGGGGGTGCCGACCGAGTTGCCGATGGTCTGGAACGCGTTGGCGACGTCCGCGTCGATGCTGGACGCAAGCTGCGAAATACGCGGCTTGAGAACGCGCTCTGCGAAGTCGTCCAACTGCATGGTCAATTCAGCAGTCGTGAAGTTGACGCCGATATGCTTCTGGTTGGCGACGGTGAGCGTGGTGAACTGCTCGTTGTCGTCCTGTACCTGAAGGGCAGCGCCGTCAGTGACAAGTGCGCGGTCCGGCAAACGGATACGCAGGGTTGAACCGATTTTAGCACCTTCAACAGCAAAGCTGTCGTCGTACTGGCGATTTACGTTACGCGTGAGTACAAGGTTGTTCTCCAGAATTTCCAGAGCCTTCCGAGTAATCATGTCAATAGTAAGAATTGAGTTAGACATGGTAATGTTCCCAAATTAGCGGTGACGTTGTGCCTCGTACCGTTTCATCTGCCGCAGCCTTTCCGCTTCAATCCACTCCGACGTTGACATGGTCTTGGTAGACCGTGGGTCAGTAGTGTCATATACGGGCGTGCCAGAAGCACGCGGCGTGACAGGAGCAATCGGTGCCGGGGCGGTCGATGTTTTTCGGACCGGCGGATTTGAGGTCAATGAAGCCTCAATTTTCCCGATTTCCTTTGCTTGCAAGATTGGGTTCAAGCGGGCGATACGGTCTGCTTCTTTGGGGTTGGAGCCGAGCCAATAAAGGACTTCGGGGCCAACGTCGGAAGCCTGTATGCTTTGAGCCATAATCTCGGTGACGGGAAGGTTGGGGTTGTACGCGACTTGGTCGAAGTCGTCATATTTGTCCCGGATGCCTTCTTCACGTTCGTAATATTGCTCTTGCAGAGCCTGCGACTGCCGCTGCACTTCCCGCTGTGCTATCAGTTCTTCCGCTTTGCGTTCCGCCAAGGCTTCGGCATAGTCGTCGTAACTGTTAAACTGGTCGGGAGAAAGGTCGTCGTACGACTGCGTCGTGCGTCTCGCTTCCTGTTCCGCAGCACGTTGTGCTTGCTCTCGTTCCCACTTGCGTTGCTCTCTCGCAAGGCGCTTACCGACAATTGCGTCCAGTTCTTCTTGTGTGAAGGTTTTGGTCGCTTCCTGCTCGGCAGGCGTTTCCGGCGTTTCGTTTTCTACAGGCTCGACTGCTGCCGTGGCTTCGAGTTCTGGCGCGGGTACTTCCGCTTCGTTGGGGACGTTATCGTCCATGTGTTTTGACCCTTTCAAGTCGCCTGATGTTCCGCACCAGTACGGTTAAAGGCCAGACTACATCATTTGTTGTGGTCTGGCAATCTCGTTAGCCGTTAGTCGACATTGGCGCTACTTGACGAGGCTCTGTGCCACTAAGCCATGTTAACTCCAATGCGTATTTGGTAGCCAAAACCTGATTTGCGCTTCCGTTAAGTGCCGCTTGCGTGCGTGTAATTGTTTGAGACCCTGCGCCGATATTAACAAACAAAATGCGTTGCCCAGCGACAGCTCCTGTAAATGTGTTAATAGTCCGAGGCGCACCGCTGTTTAACAGAACAACGCCATTGCCGCCGTTAAATGCGCTAACATCCAAATCAGTGCCAGCGCCGGTATCAGTAATAATTGGTGCTACGTCTGTCCCCAAAGAAAAACCCGTAGAGGAAAGGCTGAACGCAGAAACTGCGGCTGAAAAGTTATTACCGCACAAAACAGGACGGACAGTTGCGGAGCCTACTTGACTAAACCCGACAAGCGCCGCCGTTCCCGCCCCCGGCGAATGTACGTTGTCGGTGAGAACCAGTCTTTTTATTGTCGGGCCTTGTTCCGAAATGCACCGCCCTACAGTGTCGCCAGCACTTGACCTTGCGCCAAAGATGTTGCCGTCAACAACACCCCCAGCCAATGTAACTAGGATTGCGCTGCCTTGCCATTGGTCAATAATGTTGTTGGAGATAACAACATCCGTCGCAGACACCGCCTGAATTGCCCCAGCGTTGGCGTTTGAGCCAAGCCCTTTGTAAATGACGATATTACCCGAACATGTGACGCGAGATTGCGTAACGGTTGAAGCACCGTTAATGTTGATACCATACCCGGTATTTTCGCGACCTGAAGTAGTGCCGTCTGAATTTCGGCCATCCACAATGTTGTCTGAAACAACATTCGACCATCCAGCATAGTTAGCTGCATCGCCGGACGAACCAGTTACAGCAATGCCGTTTTTCGTCGCATACACTACATTGCCAGTTACGATAAGTTCATAACCGCCATGCGTGTCGATGCCTTCCCAATCAATATCCTCAACGTGATTTCCAGCCACATACCAATCCCAACAAAACGGATTAGTCGCTTCCTTAGTGCCAGCGTTAGGGTCGGTATTATAATTGACGCTGTCGTGCGTCAAAGTCAGGCCATACATATTCCCTGATGTTCCGGGTGTAATCGTTTTAACGGTGTTGGTTTCAAACACCCCGTAATTGCAAGAGAGAAATTGCGCGCCGGCATAGCCACAATCGTGAATGTTACAGTTTATGATGGAAATATTATCGACAAACTGGGCATTTACGCCAGCATAACCAAACTGCGATATTTCAACATTGTCGAGCGTTAGCCCTGTTTTGCGGCTGCTTGTAGACGCCCCTATCATTTCGATAGCAATTTCTTCAAAAACATAGGCCGCAGCAGCCGGCCCTTGCAAAGCCCCGCCGCGCATCACAAAGTTATCTGCGTTTATAGTGATGGCTTTAACGCCAGAGCCAAGCGTGTTAAATTTAAGAACCGCGCCCGGCTCCATGACAATCTCGGTATTATTGTTGGGTACCGTAAGAGCGCCGCATCTATAGATGCCTTCAGGTACATACAATGTGCCACCGCTCGACAAGGCGTTCAACGCTGCCTGAAGTGCTGTAGTATTGCTCGTGGCGTCATCACCAACAGCACCATAATCCAGCACGTTTACAGCCGCACCGTCAATCATTGAGTAAGTTACTTTGGTCAACGCCATGAGAGTGCGTCCTTAGACAAGATAGGTTAAACTAAAAATAATAAGCCCTCCAGCAGCCAACTGTGCAACAGTAGTGTTGCTGGACGAAACGCCGGAGCCTGTTTGCGGAAGGTTAGCATAAAGAACATTTGCTTGCGGCTGAACCCCAAGAAAAGTGCGGCCAGCAGCAAAAGTTACTCCATCAAGTCCCGAAACGGCGCCAGCACCAGCAACTCCAACGGAACTTTCGCCTGCAAATGGGAGTGAAACGCGAAGGTCGCCCGAACCACCTGAAATGGCCGACCATGAAATAAACGCACTTGCCGTAACAATATTGCCGATACGAACATATTTGCCTCGCTGAAGGCCATATGTCACGGTGGGGTTAGATGATGATGCGGTAAATACCGGCGTCCATGTGCCTTCGTCGTACTGCGTCAGAACATCGCCGCCGTTCGCGCTGAAGTCGATACCTTTGCCAGCAGTGCCGACGACAAAGTTGCCGTTCAGCATTGTGCCGTCCCCAGTACTGTTAAACCGCATGCGAGCGGTCAACGTGCCCCCAGACGTGGTGGTCAAGATGTCCGTATAGCCCGCCACGTTATTGTTGCTGCTGTTCTCTTTTCGGGCCGAGATACCGCCGAACGGGAAATATGATGAAGCGTTATACTTGCCACCAAGGCCAATCTGCGTGCCGACACCAGCCGCCAGTGCGTCAGTGGCACGCAGGAAGATGTTGCCTTCCGAGTTAACGGCTGGCGACGTTACGCTGATTGTTTCCAGCATATCATTAACTTCTACCTTTACGGTAGCACCGCCTTGCACAATTGGCAGGACTTCAGTGCCTGCTAACGGAGTTGTTGCGGCTGTAAGCGCGGAGATTTTTTTATCGGCCATCGGACGTATCCTTACCAGTAAACAACAAAGTTAATGAACGGCATATCAGTGGCAATACCGCTGCTAAATGTAAAAATGTCGAAGTCAGTCTGCGTTTTGTTTTGGATGCTCAAAACTTGGTCAGTAGCCGCCGCAGTCGCAGCCGAAGCAACAACCACATAGCTGACAAGAGGTGCGGTATTGCCAAACGAAATTGTGTAATCGCCTGCGGAGTTACGAACGCTACTAGCGTTAAAGCTGCGCGCCATGGTGCCAGTTGTGCCATTGAATAGGCCCCATGCCCGCGCTGCAAAGCTATCGGCTGGGTATAGTTTTCCTGTCCATTCAGCAAATGTAACTGAACCAATATCGCTCAAGAAGCCTTCAATAAACGCATTTTCAGTTTTGTTGTATGCTTTCAGGCGACAAGTAGTTTTGTTGGCAGTGTTAGCGGTGCCGGGCGCGCCGCTGGTCACAATGTCTGTGACAACATCAAACTGGCAGTTTGTTAGATAGGCTGCGCTGACAATTGGTAGGGCAATAATGTCAGGGATTGTTCCGTTGTGCTTTACATTCAGAAAACGGCTATTCAGAGAACTATTAGCCGATAGCGGGTAAGCATTGCTTTCAGCATAGCTGGAGAAGTCAAACAACGCGACTGTCAAGTCGCCGTCTATTGTGACGTTGCTCATGCTGATGTTGTTAGCATCTCCGCGCCACAAAGACCCAACAGCACCATAAGTGCTATCATTAAACACGTAGATGTCGCTAAACGACACGTTACTGCCTCGGTCAGAGCAGATGACGCCAGCCTGCGTGGTGAACGTAGTCAGATGGCCGCAGTTGCGAATGACGATATTTGAGAACACGGCCTGCATAAACTCGCCGCTGTGCGGGTATCCAGCAGTGTTACCAAACAACGAGATGGCCACTTGGCAATCGCTAATCGTCAGGTTGGTTACGCTGACGTTTGAATTGGCCTGCAACGCACCGCCAGCAATAGAAACGCCATTCCAACAGCCGGTGATGTTGGTTCCGTTGATGGTGATATTTTGCGTTCCGACGCCGCCTTCGATGTTAAAAGCACGACCACCGGGATTGACTGCGTCATTTACGCAGTTGCGAATATATCCTCCTTCAACGCGGACATTGGTCGCGCCGTAACGCACCATGATACCGCTTGCAGGAGAGACGTTGTTTGCGTCAATTTGCGGGTTAATAAACTGGATGTTATCGGCGGGATTAACAGGGTCAGTGACAAAAACTGTTTCATAGCCACCCAAAGGCATCGCATCGACTTTGACCGTACCGGTCATGGTAATAGTCGTATTGCTGTACACAATTAAAGGGTCGCTAATCAGATATATGCCAGTCGGAAAATACACTGTGCAGCCGTTAACAGTGCCTGCGTAATCTAGCGCAGCCTGAATGGCTGCCGTGTCGTCCGTGACGCCATCGCCAGTAGCACCGAAGTCCTTGACCGATACATATTGTTCCAGCTTGGTCTGGACGGTCTGCCCTGTCGCGCCAGTAAAGCCGGCGGTGTAACCTACATCGCCAGCGTCCATGGCGCCTGTCGTAATCTGGACGGCTGTGGTGAACTTTACTTCGGCGCCGACGTGTAGGCCGGCCGTAAACGTCACAGTGTTGCTGTCGGTTTCAAGATAGCTATCGCCGACATACTGGTTTACGCCGTCAATGTAGACTGACAGCGAGTTGGTGCCGGGTGTATAGTTGATGGTGGCAAGGTTGAACACGGTCTGGCCAGCGGTCGCCGTGATAACTTCTTCTTGCACGGAATAGTTGACGAAGTTCGAGTTGACGCCCGTGATGTTGTCGTAGGTGCCAATAAGCACCGCGGTTGACGTCTCGATAACAAACTTGTAAATCAGACTGTCGGTCAGCCAAATTTCCCCGCCGGGCACGCGGCCGGCACTATCCAAAATGATAGGGTTGGCGTGCGCGGTAACGCCTAGCGCGCTGGTGTATGTTGCCTGCGGTGTGGTGGCGCCAGCCGCATAGGTGTAAATCTTGCCGCCGGCCAACGGTACGCCGTTGTTATCGAAAAACTGGGCCGCAAACCCGCCAATGGGGGATGGTGTTACCGACATGCAATTACTCCAGCAGTAACAATCCGCCGTCTTCTTGGACGAGATTGTCACCTATTTCAGTTAACAGGTTGCCTTGCACGGTCGCGTCGGCGTAGCCGGACAGGAAGCTGATGATGGTCCCCAGCCCTAAAGCGATACCGTTGCGAAGGGCGCCCCCGAAGCCCATGCTACGCCTTGTTAATCGGCTTGCAGTAGACAGTACCGCCAGTCGACACCTGAATAGCGCTCACGCGCCACGGAGCACCAGTAACGTCAAGCGGGACCGCGAACGGAATAGGCGTAAAAGGCGGAATAGGCGTACTGGCAGTCGTAGCTACTGCGCCAACGCCAACTTCGACGTAGCAGGCTTGGTCAGACCAGACGACGACGCCTTGCGGGCCGGGCAGCCATGCAGTCGTGTTGCCGGCGGTTCCAGTGTACGATACCGAATAGGCCGGGTAGTCGGTCTTATCGAGCGGGTTGAGCAATTCCATGACTTACCTCACGCCAAAAATTTGAGTTTGTACAACGTCGTATAATACAGGCCAAAAATCTCGTCGATAATATTTTGAAGGGGTGTGCACTCCTTCTCGACGACCTTATACCGCATTTCCATCAGTTCGTCTACTTGGCCCTCAAGAAACTCGACGACGTTGTTGGTCTTCTTTGCCGACATAAGCGTAATCGGACCAATTAGGCCGTATTTACCCTGATAGGCTTCGGCAAACTTGTCCGCCAAGTCGATAATGCCGTCATAAAACTCGTTGAGCGCGATATGCTTGGCATAGCTGCGCGTATTCAAATGAGCGCTGTGCGTGACGTCGCGGGCCAGAAACAACATCCCGATAAATTCGTTACAGTTGCTCATCTGGCTGCTCCATTTCAGGCTCCATTTCCATCATTTCAGGCGCCATTTCAGGCTGTTCCATAGGCATTTCTTGCGGCATCTGGGCCTCGGATTGCGCGATTACGTCCTCAAAATCGGGCGTTTCACGCAGTTCTGGCGGTCCTGACACCAAGTCGCCTGTGTCAAGCGCGGCGGCGATGGTGCCCATGACAATATCTTGGATTTGCTCCGGCGTCATGGCGGCCGATACGGCCTGTATGCGCTTCGTCTCGGCGTTGTAGGCGTCGACGTCTGCCTTGAACTCGTCGATGGCTATTTTCTGCTGTTCCGCGCTGTCTTTGATATTTTCCATAATATCGGTGACGCGGTTCAATTCCATGGTCAGCATCTCGATTTGCTGCTGCGCTGCCATAAATTCGGGCGACTGGTCGCCTTGCGACAGCACCTTGGGGTCCAAAATCTTCTTGAACCGCTCGGCCATCTCCTGCGCGCCCGGCCAATCCATATTCTTGATAAACAGGTCGCCAGCGACCGCCCAAAGCTGCGGGTTGGTCTGCAAAATCTGGCTCATGGCGTCGAGCGCTTCCTGACGCTTCGTCATGTAGCCGGGGCCGGTCGTGACCATAACGTCGTAAGTACCGACGCCGGGGTTGTAAATTTTTTCGATAACCTCGCCAGTGATAGGGTCTTTGATTTCTTTGACGGGTTCCGGCTGGGCCGGGTTGAACTTGACCATATCGACTTCGCCATCGACGCCGATGATGCGGGCAATACGCTGCGTGTCGTAGATTTTCGGTATTAGGTCGACAATTTGGCGGGTGATGTGCCGGATAGCGCGGGCTAGGTTGTCGACATAGTGGTAAGTGCCGACGTCACCCTGCTTTTCACGGGCTATAATGGCCTTAGCCGAGCGCTCATTGCCTTGCGCGCCGATACTGGCGTCATACTGGCCTGTGGTGCTCTTAATATCTTCAGACGCCCCCATTTTGGCCTGTATAAGCCCTGTCTGGGGCAGCGGGGGTGCTGCACGCTGCGGTAGCGGCAGTGTATTGCCCGCGCCGTCCGTAACGTCGGGGTTGACTTCCAGATACGGCCAGTTGGTCGTATTGGCAGTCTTCCACTGCATCTCATAGCCTTCAAACTGGCCGCCATAGCCGATAAACGGCGCCTTGGGCGCCAAGGCGAGCATCTCCGCCTCTTGGCTGGTCCAGTAGTTGTACATGCGCTGGGCGTCCTTGGCGTTGCGCACAAGGCCGGAAATGTGCATCCGTCCTTCAACTTCCCACTCGTTGCCAATGACGCGCACGACAGGTATCCACTTGCCCGGCCACTCGCGCTCGTCGAGCACGTCATAGCCGTTGGTCTTCATCCACATGACCTTCTTGCGGTCGACCTCGCGGGTGCGGATAGGCTTGCCGAACATGGCACCTAGCTGCTTGTCGCGGTTGGTGCCCTTAAACGCGGTCTGGTTGTCAGGGTAGAGGTGCAGCGTATCGCGTGTGTAGGTGTTGTAGAAATACTCGGCGATGCGGACAGTGTCTTCCTGAAGCCATGACGACAATCCATCATCGCCGACGCCTTGGCTGTAAAGCGTCGAGATGGGTGTAGCGTCCGGGAACTGGCGCTCATACTCGGTTTTTAGCACATCTTCGGTGATGAAACACCAGTCGGCGTCTGCGCCGCACGGGTCTTGAATGGTCGGGTCCATGTAAACGCTGAACGAGTTGCGCACGCGGCCAATGCGAATGTCTTGGTCGAACGTCTCTTCGTTGCAATACTCGGTCAGCAGCCGGATATAGCCTTCACCGTAAGTGACTTGGTTGTCGCAGGCCGTGTCGTAGGCGACGTCAGCGTCCGACATATACTCGATATGCCGCACGATACCGTTGAACACTTCAGCGACCTGAACGTCGGCGTTGTCGTCGGCTGGGATTACCTTACCCGACGGCCGGTTCTGGCGCTGCTCGTTAGTGACCTGCCGCACATGTTGCGGCAGCTTGTTGATGGTGAGGCACGGGCGGGCGTTGATGGTCTGCCCCTGCACCGCACCGCGCGTCGCCAGTACGTCCGCAGGCCATTGCCACTGGTTGTCAGGGCTGCCTGCCATGAAGCGCAGGTCATCCAGTTCGTCCTCGCGGCTGTCCGAATAGGCCGATTGCGCCATGCGCAACCGCGCACGCATGGTAGCCATTTTGTCGGCGTCGTCGCGGGTGCTTCCGGTCGCGTTAGAGCCGACATTTGCCACTTCAGCGGCGCCAACAATGCCTGTAGGGTCGGCCATATTACTTTTTCTTGCCTTTTTTAGCTGCTTCACGCTTTACGCTATACGCAATGGCTACGGCCTGTTTTTGCGGCTTTCCAGCCGCTATTTCCGCCTTGATGTTCTTGCGAAACGCCCCTTTTGATGCAGATTTGACGAGCGGCATGACTATTTCCGCTTGCCCATGGGGGTTGTGCGCTCATTTACCGTCGTTTTGATGAATTGCGGCGGCTTTTTGACGCTTACCGGGCTGCCACCGCGTGCGCTGGTGGTGCCTTCCTGCGCCAGACGCTGCATGGCGGCGCGTGCGCGTGCCGGGTCAGCGTTAGCTTCAGCGGCCCTAGCGGCGCGCATGGCGCCAGCCTTATACAGACCTTTTGTGGGCACTCCGTAGACGTCTTTTTTACCGGAAGGCATTTTAGCGACCTTTCTTGGCTGTTTTGGCGCTATCACGGAACGCTTTGGCGGTTGGTGCGCCTTTAGCGCCCGGCTTGCGCATTTTTTCGCCGGAACCGGCGGCAATCCGCGCTTTCTTAGCGTGAATATTAGCGTAAAGACCTTTTTTCATGGACATTTCCACCTTTTTAGGCTTGCGCGGGCGCGCTCACCGTCTTTTGCTTTGGCGGCAACGGCGCCCATACGGGCACAAAACGACTTTTTGCGCCCTTCATCCGCTTTTGTCTTAGGGTTGGGTGCTGGCGGCTTCAATTTGCTGCCGGTTGCAGCATTATACTTAGCCCGCCCCTTAGCGGTCAGCCCTGCGCCCTTAGACGCAGGCAGTTTTTCGCCGCGTCCGACAGACAGCGATACTGATTTACGCTTGTCGGCCATTAGCTTGCCATCCATCCCGTAGAAGCAGGTTGGTGCGGAGAGTAACCTCTAGGCCGCGTCTTGTCAACGCGTGCTTCGCGTGAGGCCAGCGGAAAGGCGAATGTCACCGCTATGGCGTCTGCGGCGTCCGGTGAGGCCAGTCCGCGTGCCTTCATGTCTTTCTTGCTTTCTAGGAAAATCGTCCCCTTGCTGTCGGGCTTAATGCGCGGTCCGATGAAGTCCGTTTTCAGGAAGCGGTCGTTGGGCACGCTGGCCGTCTTGAGCCAGTCGCGCATGGCGCCCCACATCTCGGCCCTCTTGTTGCCCCACATGAGTTGGTTCTTGGCCTTATTGCCGAAGTTGACGCCGCGTATCTTGTAGCGCTGCTCTTTTAGCCGGTCGACGACGCCCGCGCCCAGCCCGCCCTCGTCGATGCACACCAGCGCTGGCTTATACTCCTCGATGGCGTCGATGACGTGCCCGACGACTTCCATGGTGTCAGCCCCGCGCAGCCGCTTGACGGCGACGAGGTCGCGTCCTTGCCGCACGGCGATGACGGTGGCGTCCGAACCGAAGCGCGCCGGGTCGACACCGATGGCAATGGGCGCGCTCTCGTCTTTGTAGCGCGGTCGCGCCATGGCGTCGTCGACCAGATTGACCGGGATGAACTGGTCGTCGCCTTCGCTGGGGAACTGACCGTAGACCTCGACATTTGCTTGGTAGCTGTCGGGGCCATACTCGTCGATGATGCGCTGGTACAGGCTCTTGTCGGTGCCCTCGACGTCGCGGGCGTCGATGTTGCGCGTGCGCCAGAAGGCGCGCTTGGCGTGGAACGTCTCGTAGAAGTAGCCCGTATTGCGGCGCGGGTTCGAAAAGGCCAAATGGAAGCGGTGCGGCGTATTCTCTGTGAAGAAGCCGTCAGACACCGACCAAATGCTGTCAGGTATACCGCTGGCTTCGTCAAAAATCAGCATCACCCCGTCGAAGTTGTGCACACCCGCGTAAGCGTCGGGGTTCTCTTCGGACCATAGCCGCCCCTCGACCGACCAGTAGCGCGTGCCTTTCTTGAGGTCACGCTCGACGATTTCCGTCAACCACTTGGCCGGCATGATGCGCGTCGCGGCGACCTCGAACCAGTGCGAGTTGAGCGCCATCGCCAGCCACTTAGTAATTTCCGCCCATGTCACCGAGCGTAGCTGCGCTTCCGAGTTAGCCGACACGATGGTCGTCGAGCCGATGCGCGTCGACAGCATCCATATCACCAGCCAGCTTACTAGGGCCGACTTGCCGATACCGCGCCCCGACGCCACGGCTTCCCGCAGCGTGTCAAAGTCAGCCTTACCGTTGTTTGCGCGGATATGGTCGCGTATGTCGGCGAGCACTTCACGCTGCCATTTGCGCGGTCCTGTAAAATGCTCCAGCGGCGTGCCGGGTTCACCCCATGGGAACAGCAGCAATACAAACGCTAGCGGGTCATCCTTGATTGACGGCGTCCATAGACGCGTCATCAACTCCATCTCGTCCTGCGCGCTGTACACGGGTGTCTGCATGGCTGCTATTGTCCTCTAGTGCGGGCAGTATCTGGTACGTCCCTTCAATGACGCGCGTCTGCGCGCGCTCCAGCGCCGTGATGACGCTAATCTGCTGGTCGACATTGACGTCAATCTGCTGCTTGGCAACCCAGCCGTGCTGGTGGCGCAATATGTCGAGCGCGGCTTTGCTGTCGCCCTGCGCGGCTGCTTTGTATAAGGTTCGCGCAGCAGTGTATTCGCCGTCGGCGCGCCCCTTTTGCTCGGCAATTTCCACGAGCGGGTCGAACTCGGCCAGCTTGCGATACTGCGCGGGGGTCAAGCCAGCGGCCAGCGCCAAGCTGTCGCCTTT